CCCCCTCTATATAGAAACACCCCCCATTGCCCACTTGGTTCCATCCCACATATTCGTATATATTTCGCAACATGGAGCCATTGGTACCTGACGTAGAAGAGTTTGTACCCCTTCCCGCCAACGCGGCTGAGGCCATGCCACAGCTAAGTGCGATGGAGGAGATGGAGATGGCTGCGCGAACTGTGCAGCTAATAAGTGACATAACCGGCGCACCTATTACTACGACGAAGGAAGACAGCGACAAGGTCTACCAAGTCGCCAAGAAATACATCGAAGATCCGCGAACTAAGCCTGATTTGAGCGATTTGACCTTAAATCAGACTGCGTTATTGCGCGGTATGCTCAAGCAATACGACTTTGAGCTTGTAGAAGACCTCGCTCGCTTGAAGAACGTGGTCGTGAATGGTCTATTTGAAGAGGCTGTAGCCGCCAAGGACAGCAAAACCAAGATCCAAGCCCTCAAAGCACTAGGCGAGATCGACGGCGTTGATGCATTTAAGCGTCGAAGTGAGGTAACTCACGTCATCAAACCGCTTGAAGAGGTCGAAAAAGAGCTTCTATCGGTACTTGATGGCATCGAATACACGGTTGTTGGCGAAGAAAGTAGCGAAAATTCGTGCAGCTAACCCAAGAAAACCTGCAAAAGCTCCGTCAAGCATTGCCAAACATGCAGGAGAAGGAGAAACGGCGCGTTGCCGAGCTTCTCAAGCAGTACAAAACGCAGATGACGCAGCAGTTGGGGCGAGATTCGTTCCTAGACTTCATCAACCACGTGTATCCGGGCTACAAAGTAGGCCCACACCACAAGAAATTAGCGAGAATCTTCGAGGAAATTGCCGAAGGCAAGAAGAAACGAGTGATCGTGAACATTGCCCCGCGTCATGGCAAGTCAGAGATGATCAGTTACCTCGCTCCGGCGTGGTTTTTAGGCAAATATCCGCATAAGAAGGTCATCATGGCGTCCCACACCGCAGATTTGGCGGTGAACTTCGGTCGTCGGGTACGTAACTTGGTCGGAGCGGAGAACTATCGTGACATTTTCCCTAACGTCGAGCTTCAGGCCGATTCGAAGAGTGCTTCTAGGTGGGGCACTAATTTTAACGGTGAGTACTTCGCTATTGGTGTCGGCGGTGCTCTTGCTGGTCGCGGTGCCGACCTCTTTATTATTGATGATCCTCACTCTGAACAAGAAGCTAAGCAGGGACGTGCAGATGTCTTTGAACCGGCTTGGGAATGGTTCCAGTCAGGACCTGTACAACGACTGATGCCGGGTGGCGCGATTATCGTGGTTATGACCCGATGGTCGAAGATGGACCTGACCGGCAAGATTGTTGACCACATGACGCGTGAAGAAGGCGCAGATCAGTGGGAAGTTGTTGAATTCCCGGCCATTTTGAACGACAAACCGTTATGGCCTGAGTTTTGGGACATTAATGAACTCTTGGCTAAAAAGGCCAGCATGGATGTGCGGTATTGGCAAGCACAGTACATGCAGGAACCGACCTCGGAGGAAGGTGCCCTCATCAAGCGGGAGTGGTGGCAGATGTGGGAGGCAGAGAGTCCCCCGCAGTGCGAGCACATAATAATGAGCCTCGACGCCGCCCAAGAGAAGTCTAACCGCTCGGACTTCAATGCCCTGACTACTTGGGGAGTTTTCCTCAACGAGGAGACCAAGAACTACAACATAATTCTACTTAACTCCATAAAACAAAGACTGGAGTTCCCGGAGCTAAAGGCGTTGGTGCTGGAGGAATATAAGGAGTGGCAGCCAGATAGCTTCATCGTTGAGAAGAAATCTAACGGTGCAGCGCTCTATCAGGAGATGCGGCGGATGGGTATTCCGGTTGCAGAGTTCACGCCGGGTAAGGGTCAGGACAAGATCAGCAGAGTAAACGCTGTATCTGACTTGTTTTCTTCAGGTATAGTTTGGGCACCGGACCGGCGATGGGCACACGAGGTCATCGAAGAGTGTAACGACTTTCCAAGCGGAAGCAACGATGACTTGGTGGACTCCACGACGCTAGCCCTTCTACGGTTCCGGCAGGGCGGATTTATTAAGCTTCCATCTGATGAGCCAGAACCGACGAAGTGGTTCAAGAGCCATCGGCGAGAAGGGTACTACTAGGAGTTTTTAAATGGCAGCGAATATGGATAAGGGTCTCTACGAAGCTCCGGTAGGCATTGCTGCCACTGAAGAGCCTGCTATCGATATCGTAGTTGAAGATCCGGAGAGCATGGAGATTGGCATCGATGGAATGACCATCGAGTTTGAGAAAGCTGAGAATACCGCTCAGGACTTTGATGCGAACCTCGCTGACTCGATGAGCGAGAACGACCTGCAATCCTTATCTAGTGAACTCCTCGGTAAGTACGACCAAGACCTCGCTGACCGTAAAGAATGGCTTGATACTTACGTCAAAGGGTTGAAGATCCTAGGCATCCGATACGAAGAGCGCACGGAGCCGTGGCCCGGTGCGTGTGGCGTGTTCCACCCGCTGCTGATGGAGTCGGCGGTCAAGTTCCAGTCCGAGACAATCATGGAGACATTCCCGGCGGCAGGGCCGGTGAAGACCAAAATTATTGGTAAGGAGACTCCGGAGAAGAAAGACGCTGCGATCCGTGTCGCTGATGATATGAATTATCAGTTGACTGAGATAATGAAGGAGTATCGGCCGGAGCATGAGCGACTTCTCCTCAGCCTCGCCCTTGCGGGTAATGCGTTCAAGAAGGTGTATTACGACCCGTCGTTGGGTCGTCAGACCGCTGTATATATCCCGGCTGAAGATATCGTTGTGCCGTATGGCGCAGCTAACTTGGAGACATCCGAGCGTGTTACGCACAAGATGCGTAAGACTGAGAACGAGGTTAAGAAGCTTCAGTACGCCGGGTTCTATCGTGATATTGATCTGGGCGATCCGATTCGCACGATGGACGAGGTGGAGAAGCAGAAGGCTGAGGATCAAGGGTTCTCGGCGTCGATGGATGACCGGTTCCAGTTGCTTGAGATGCACGTCAATCTGGACCTTGCTGGGTATCCGGACGTTGACGACGACAACAACGAGACCGGTATTGCACTGCCTTACGTGGTGACGATTGAAAAGGGTACGGGGACGGTTCTAGCCATTCGCAGGAACTGGAAGGAAGATGACAAGCTCAAAGAAAAGCGACAGCACTTTGTTCATTATGGTTACATCCCCGGATTTGGGTTCTACTACTTTGGTCTCATCCACCTTATCGGCGGACACTCTAAGGCAGCTACATCTCTTCTTAGGCAGCTTATCGACGCAGGAACACTCAGCAACCTTCCGGGTGGCCTCAAGTCACGTGGGCTTAGAATTAAGGGAGACGATACGCCTATTGCTCCGGGAGAATTCCGCGACGTAGATATCCCATCGGGTGCGATTCGCGACAACATCCTGCCGCTGCCATATAAGGAACCGAGCCAGACTTTGGCTCAGTTGATGGACCGAGTGGTCGAGGAAGGACGCCGTTTTGCTGCGGTGTCGGATCTAAAGATCAGCGATATGTCTTCGCAGGCTCCGGTCGGTACTACGCTTGCCGTGTTGGAGCGTGTGCTGAAGGTCATGTCGGCTGTGCAGGCTCGCGTGTACTACACGATGAAGCAGGAGTTCAAACTCCTCGCGGGAATCATCCGAGACTATACGCCGGAGGAGTACGGCTACGAGCCGGAGGTTGGCGACCGCAAGGCAAAGAAGTCTGACTACGATAACGTCGATGTCCTGCCGGTGTCCGATCCGAATGCGGCCACAATGTCGCAGAAGATCGTGCAGTACCAAGCGGTGTTGCAGCTTTCACAAACGGCTCCGCAGATCTACGACATGCCGTATCTGCACCGTCAGATGATCGAGACTTTGGGCGTCAAGAACGCATCGAAGATTATTCCGATGACAGACGATATGAAGCCGCGAGATCCGATCACTGAGAATATGGACGCGATGGTCGGCAAGCCGATGAAGGCGTTCATGTATCAGGATCACGACGCCCACTTACAGGCCCACATGTCGCTGATCCAAGACCCGAAGATCATGCAGTTTATTGGGCAAAGCCCGCAGGGTCAGGCGATTATGGGTGCGCTCATGGCGCACGTTATGGAACATACGGCGTTCAAGTATCGCCGTGAGATCGAGAAGCAGTTGGGTGCAGCGTTGCCCCCGCCGCCGACCGAAGAGGGCGAACACGAGTTGCCGCCTCAAGTTGAAGTTGAACTGTCCCGTCTCGCAGCGGAAGCAGCCTCGCAACTTCTTCAGAAGGACGCTCAGGAAGCCCAAGCTCAACAGGCCCAACAGCAGATGCAGGACCCGCTCGTGCAGATGCAACAGATGGACCTGCAAATCAAACAAATGCAAGCTCAGACCAAACAGATGCAAGTCCAGATGGATATGCAGCTTAAGCAGGCTGAATTGCAGCGCAAACAGCAGAAAGACCTTATCGACGCTGCTGCTAAAGAAGATGAACTGCGTCTCCGACAAGCGGAGATTGCTGCACGAACTGAACTCGACGCTGCCCGTCTTGGTGTGGACATTGAGAAGCACAAGACAGACGTTGAGGTACAGAAGATGGTCGAGGGGGCGAAGCTTCGGCTTACCGCTGCCCGAGGCCAAGAAACGGAGATATCACCGCAACAGGAGTAATACATGGCGTACGGAAACGCTCTTTCATACTTGGAATCAAAACTCCAAGAAGAGCGCACATTGATCGTTGAAGCCCTAATCCAAGGCAAATTGGATGAGGGTGAATACAAAAGGCTTTGCGGAGCGTTACAGGGTCTCGACCTCGCAAAGAACCACATTAAAGACCTTGCAAAACGCTTGGAGCGCGACGATGAGTAATATTGATATTGAGAAGACACAGGAAGAAGCGAAGAAGGCTTCACAACTTCCGGACCCGAAAGGGTATCGAATCCTCTGTGCGGTTCCGCACGTTGAAGAGGAATATGAAGGCGGGATTATCAAGGCTGAGGACACCAAACGAACCGAGGAACTAACTACGGTTGTTCTGTTTGTTATCAAGATGGGTGACCTTTGCTACAGCGATAAGGACCGCTTCCCAACCGGAGCTTGGTGTAAGGAGGGCGACTTTGTGTTGACCCGCCCCTATGCCGGTACCCGATTAGTTATCCACGGACGTGAGTTCCGCATCATTAACGACGATACGGTTGAAGCGGTGGTCGATGATCCCCGTGGTATTCGTCGCGTTTAAGGAGTGAATCATGACTGAACAGACTGAATTTAAATTTCCCGACGAGACTGAGATCCCGTCCCAGCCTGAACAAAAGGCTGAAGCCGTTGTCGAGGACGACTTTAAAGTCGAAATCGAAGACGATACCCCGCCAGAAGATCGAGGCCGTAAGCCGCTACCTAAAGAGGTAGTGCAGGAGCTTGAGAAGGACGACCTTGAGGACTATTCCGAGAAGGTTAAGAAACGCCTCTCCCAGATGAAGAAGGTGTGGCATGACGAGCGTCGTGCCAAAGAGTCTGCCCTCCGTGAGCGTGAAGAAGCATTGCGCTTTGCCCAGTCTCGCGAGGAAGAGATCCGGCAGTTACGACAGAAGGTTACCGTTGGACAACGTGCCTACGTCGAAGAGGCATCGAAAGCCGCTGCTAACAATCTCGGGATGGCTAAGGAGCAGTTCCGTAAAGCCTACGAAGCAGGTGACGCTGACAAGATCGCCGAGGCTCAAGAGGCTATCACTCAAGCTACGATCCGGCTTAAAGAGGTAGAAAAGTTTAAGCCTGCTTTACAAAAGCAGGAATCGAGTGTACAACAGGTCCAACAGGCTAGGGTTCCAGACCAAGCCCCTGTTCAGATTGCCGATACAAAGGCAGAAGAATGGCGGGAACGTAATACTTGGTTTGGCGCAGACGAGGAAATGACCGCCCTCGCACTTGGCCTGCACGAAAAACTGGTCAAGTCGGGCATTGATCCGCGTAGTGACAAGTACTACAAAGAGATTGACTCGACTATGCGTAAGCGATTCCCCGAGGCTTTCGAGGACGACGCTGAGCAAACGACGGAGGCGGCTCCCAAACAGGAGAAGCCACGCGCACAAAAAGCAGCCAATGTTGTGGCTCCGGTAACGCGGGGAACCGCGCCGCGTCAGGTCCGCCTGACACCGACTCAAGTTGCGATTGCCAAGAAGCTTGGTATCAGCAATCAAGAGTACGCACGTGAACTAATGAAGATGGAGGCTAACTAACATGGCTGAGAATAGACTCGCTCGCGAACTTGAAAACCGCGAATCGGCGCAACGCAAAATGGCGTGGACACCGCCCCAAACGCTCCCTGAACCGGAGCCGCAAGAAGGTTGGGTGTTCCGTTGGATTCGGACTAGTATTATGGGTCAAGCAGATCCCTCTAATACGTCTGCAAAGTTTCGGGAAGGTTGGGAGCCGGTTAAGGCTTCTGAACAACCCAAGTTGATGTTGCAAGCTGATCCCAATGGACGTTTTAAAGACAACATTGAGATCGGTGGTTTGTTGCTCTGTAAGGCTCCGGCTGAGCTAATGAAACAGCGTGACGGGTATTACACCCAGCAGGCTAAGGCTCAGATCCAGTCTGTAGACAACAACTTTATGAGGCTGAACGACGAGCGTATGCCCCTCTTTAACGAGAGGAAAACGACGGTCTCGTTTGGCAAAGGCAAATAAATTCACTTTTAGGAGTATCAAATGGCTTATCCCACTGTTGATGCACCTTACGGTTTGAAGCCGGTCAATCTGATCGGTGGACTTCCGTTTGCGGGTGCTACGCGACAGATTCCGATTGGGAACAACTATGGCACTGCCATCTACAACGGTGACGTTGTGCAGTTGAACTCGTCGGGAAATGTCATCATCACGACCCTTCAGAACGATGCTTCCCCGATTGCGGGCATCATCGGTGTGTTCCTCGGTTGTTCGTATACGAACCCGACCACGAAGCAGAAGCTCTTCTCGCAGTACTATCCGGGAAGCGTTGCGGCTGACGACATCACGGCCTACGTTGCCGATGATCCGAATGCCCTCTTCAAGGTTGTGAACGTGACGAGCAACGTTGCGAACAGCACCTCGGGCGGTCTTCTCCCGGCTTACCTCTCCCGCGCCAACTCGTTTGGCACGAACGCGGAACTCGTACTCAACACGGGTTCTTCGGTCACGGGTGACAGCAAGATGGGCGTCTTCATCAACAACGTAACGTCTTCATTGCCGTTCCGTGTGGTTGATGTGGTCGTGGACACTGCTAACAGCAGCGGAAACATTGTCGAGTTCATCGTCAAGTTTAACGCTGGCTACCACGCGTATAACAACGCGTCGGGCACCTAATAGGAGTCTTAAGACATGGCAATTTCACGCGCACAATTACTTAAGGAACTCCTGCCGGGTTTGAACGCCCTGTTCGGCCTTGAGTACAAGCAATATGGTGAAGAGCACAAGGAGATCTACGAAACTGAGACCTCCGAGCGTTCCTTCGAAGAAGAGACGAAGCTGAGCGGATTCTCCGCTGCCCCGGTCAAGCCGGAAGGCCAAGCCATTGCGTACGATAAC